GACGACGAGGACTACGAGGTGCGCATCCGGTGGATGCCACTGCGCGTCATCAAGGCGGACTTTCTGCACAACTTCATGCCCTGCCGCTCCTGGAATTACCAGCCGACGCTCTTTAAGGAGCCCATTATCACCAAGGACGGGAAGCACGAGGACGCGGTTGCAACGGACGTTTTCCGGTTCTACTTTCCGCCGGGACTTCAGCGCAACGTTCTCGTCAACGTGCACCCGTCCGTTATGCGCGAGGCCAAGAAGCTCTTCAAGACCAACGGCCTCGAGCTCGACTTCTGCCAGGTCAACGACGTCGAGGGCGAGCCGCAGTACCATTTTGTGCAGATGATGGTGCTCGAGGGGCGCCGCACGCTCGAGGAATGGCGCGCGTACTGGGACCAGCCAACGGCCGGTCGCGAGACCTTTGATGTTACGCTCACGCCGTCAACGGGCGACCCCGCGATGGGCGCGCCGGGCTACGCAGAGGCCCTCGCGCGGCCCGCCATCCGTTGCGAGAAGAGTATCGCGGAGACGGAGGCCGCAGAGGTCGAGGCGGCGCGGGCGCGCGTTGAGAAGGAGCGCGAGATCGCGGAGGCGGCGCGGCGCACTACAGAGCGGCTTGCGGCGCATGGCGAGGAGCGCACGGAACAGGCCGAGGAGGTGATGAAGCGTGCGCGCGCGGAGGAGAAGGAGCGCAAGAACGCCGAGGCGGCGCGCATCATGGAGCGTCTATCTACGAGGTCCTGACTGTCGTGCGATAAGCGGTGTCCGATTCAATAATGTTCAACCCTACAGACCCGACATGCGCATATCGTCGCAATCGCGCGGCCGCTTCACGCTCATGCGCAGCGCGCCGCCGGACGGGCCGCCCCCCATCAGCTTTGCGTGGACCGCCGTTCCGAAGTGGCCGTGGCCGCCACCCACGAGGCGGTGCAGGTGCGCCGTCGTGATGCTATTGGCCGTCGTGACGGAGATCACGTCGCTCGTGTTGAGGATCGTGCGGCGGATCGTTGAGGAGCCCTGGCACGTCTCGAACATGCCGGACGAAATGGGCATGATGGTCATCGTGTAGCCCGTTGCCGGGAAGAGACCCGTCGGCGCGGTCGTATTGAAGAAACCCTGGGAGTTATCGAGATCCACCGTGACCTGCATCGAGTAGTTGCCCAGGCAGCCCGGGGCGAGACCAGGGCTGAGCGTGATGTCCGTGCCCACGCGCAGCGCGAGCGGCCCTCCGACGAGCATATTCGGCGCGCCCCAACCGCCGCTGCCCATGTTATTCGTATTACGCGAGGTCGACGCGTACCCGGCCCAACTGAGCCACGGCATGTCAACGCCCGCAGCCGTGGTGCACGCGTACAGGTGCTGCGCCGTAAAGTTAGAGCACAGGTTTGAAAAGTTATCGAACGTGATGCTCGCACGCGTGATGGGGACATACGGGATGTTCTTGGTGCTGCCGATAAGGTTCGGCTTGACCCAGATGAGCACGATATCTGGGCAGCTCGACAGAGTGATGGTCTGACTCGAAAATGTGTTGGTTCCCGAGTTGAGGTTGGTGTTCAGGTTCGAGAAGTAGCGCGGGAAGTCGGTGTACGGCACGGACGAAATGAGCGGAACGCTGATACCCGGCGCGGGCGTCAGAAACTGGGCGAAGATGGACGGCGTCACGAAGCCGTTGTACTGCGCGCTCTGACCCGGCGGCGCCGAAATTGCGACGGAATCAATGACCGTGTTGACGCCGCTGCACTTGATGATCTGAGCGCTGCCCGGAAACGTAACGGGAAGGTCGGACCAGTAGGGCGAACCAGCAACAGGCGCGGCGATTGCGACCGTCTGCGCCGACGAGGGCGCCTGCAGGTTCATCGTAAACTGCATGTTCGTGCAGCCGAAGAGACCAACGCTCGACATCTCGGACGTCTCGCGCCACAGAAACGGGCTCACTGCGATGGGCTCCGTGACGTCGAAGCGCATGTGAACCCTGAAACCGATCGCGTCCGTGATCGTCTGCGCAGCGCCCACGACTGCAGCGCCTCCGGCAAATGGCACACAGGAATCAGTCGTAAAGAGACCCCAGCACGGAACGCCGTTCATGTAACGAACCGTGCGACCGTTACCGGGATCAACGTACGTTCCATTGCCAACGAGGGGCTGGCCAGCGGCTACATTTGCAAATGCGGGACCAACACCAGCAGGGTCTCCGGTTGTCAGAACGGGCGCGTAAAACGTTACGGGCCACGCGCCGTTCGGGACGGCCGCCTCCGTTGCCTCCAGGAACGTCTGGAAATTGCCGTTGATAGCTCCAGGGTAGTTTGAAGTGCCGTCGCCAGCGTCCGCGCGGCAGTTGGCGTATACATCAAATTTGGTGGGCGTCGTGCGCAGCTTACGGACCGTGGGGACGTTTGAGAGCAGAAGCATCTCACGAAGCGTGTCGCCGTTGGTCGTGACGTTCGCGTCGTTGATTGAGATCTGCATGTTCGTGCACAGAGACTGGAGAGGAAACATGCTGAGACAGATGTCCTTACCCGGAAGACACATGGTCTTGAGATTCGACGTATACGTGTACTTACCGGGAAGACCCACGGTGACTGCAGGTGCAGCGACAGAAGCGATCGTAGCACCAGCGACACTGGAGCCCACCGTGCCTTGATCAGGGAGGCCCGCATACTTGCAGTTGAAGGTCAGGAATACACCGCTGCGCCACCGGATGTCGCGAGCCGTGAACACGCCCAAGTTAGGAACCTGGAGCTGGTACGTGTGCTGTGCCGTATTCGCGCTAATGGCCTGGAAGGGCATCACCGTGTTTGAGAGGGCGCCCTTCTGCACGAGGTAGGTTGGCTCCTCCTGCACCAGACGGGGGTCCCACACCCCTACCTTCTCGATGTATGACGACGTCATCTTTGCAGTCCTACAAACACACCTACGCGATAAGGGGTGCGGCAAAAGGCGGGAAACGGGCTGTCTTTTTGTTTACTGAATGGGTTCAAACAAGAACTTGAGGTTGCAGCTTCCACCCGGACTCAGCGTCACGGGAATGAGCTGCTGTGAAATACGGTTGCGCCACCAGAGCTGGAAAGAGATGTTCTGGAACAGTCCGGTCTCCTTCATTGAGATGCGCCTATACTCTCCGGTGGGGATGTAGATGATGAAGCTGCGGTAATCGTTTGCGTTCTGAAGAGCAACTGAGAAATCGGTCAAGATCTGCGCGACGTTATTGCCAGACTGTGTCGCGTTTCCGGCCGGTGAACTTGCCGGGATGTAGCTCGGGTTGCCCACGAGCTCCTTCTTCAGCGGAATATCAGCCGTCGTGACAACGATCGAGTCAATGGGGCACCACGTCGTTGACGTAGACTCATACTGCTGTACAATGGGCGTCATGAAGCTTGGGAACGACGAGTTCATTCCGAAGTTGGGCTGCGTCACGACAGGCGCGTTGAGCGGGAGCGCCTGGGTCAAGCCCAAGCGGGACAAACGGCCCGCGTAGGCCGGAAGACTCGGGTAGTTGCCGTAGATTGCCCCCGCCACTACGGGTGGTCCGACTGCTGATGCCAGAGTCGTTGAGAAGTCGGGCAGTGCAAGTGTGGGCGGGACCGTCTTAGTAGGATCAACCGAGTTTACGCCGCCCCACACGACAGGCACTGGACGTGATAGGGAGTACGTCGTTTGATCAAAGCCGGAAAAAAGAGCGGCAAACGAAAGGTCAGACACGAGGTTAAGACTCTCGAAGCATGGCCACATATACTGCGCCTTGGACGCGATCGTTACACCACCCGACAATCCAAGCGAGTCCTCTGCGCCATTCACCGAATACGTGTCCATCTGAAGCGTGAACAGGTTCGACGCATCATACGAAAAGACGGGTGGGTTTGACGCGACGAGCGTGTCAGCCTGAATGTTCTGTAGGAACAGACCGGTCTCAAGTCCTCCCGTCAACGGTGACCATGCCGAGTTAATGGGCGGTGCGTTGTATGTCGTATCAACGCCTGTCAATACAAAATCGTTGCCTTGGTATGTCACGTAGCTTCCAGTCGGGTAGATCGACGTCGTCCATGAGTTCAAAAGGCTGAGACCGACCTTTGCCCAGAACAGCGGCAGTTGGGTCGGAGGCGTCGTGTCCGAGACCGCATCCTGTAGCGCGACGTACACGTTTCCCCCGTAAATCGCTCCAGCGCCCTTCAGGTACGTCAAACCAGCCGTCCACTGCTCGGTCGTGTTGCTTGACGCGATAATGGGTACAGTGGAAGCGGAAAGAATCGCCCAGGTCGCCGAGGGAGGAGCCGTGCCAAGACTCACCGCTTGTGCGACATACGCCACCCCAACAACCGTGTTACTCGGCGCGGGATAATAACACATATCGCCCGGCTGGTAGAGTGTGAGTGCGTTCCATGCCTTGGGGCCGCTCGTAAGTGCCTTCAGAAACGCAGCCTTCTGCGTTTCAGCTGACTGGCGGCTCAGGTTCGTTGCAGCAACTCCAGTCACGAGCGGAGGGCCACTGAGTGCTTTTGCAATTGCTGGATTGACCACATTATCCAGAAAGGTCGGGATGTTATATGACCAGTAATAGTATTCCTGAGACGGCGGGCCCGTTGCATTCGGGGGTAGACCCGGGGGTGCGATACTAAGATCCTCAGGGACCCATTTGAGGTTCGTGTAGGCCGTCAGCGTGAAGTCGAACACGCCAGGCCCGGTGGTAATTCCGAGGGGCGCGACATAGGTTGAGCCCTGTTCAAGCGTGATGACGGTTCCGACGGGAATTCCAAAGGCCTTGGCGTACGCTGACGGGTCATACGACCCGTGGACCGAAAAATCAAGGGTGATGCGGCTGTACTGAGGGGCAATTGACGGCAAGGTGCTCGCAAGGGTGTTCGTAATGGTCAGGAATGCGCCGGATCCGCCTGGAGTGGGTACTGCGCCCGGTGACGACACGGCGGATTGAGTCGGGATTTTGACGACACCGAACGAGAGGCTTTGCTGCGTTCCCGTATACGACGAGCTCCCGACGCCCGCAAGCATATTCCCAATCCAACCTCCAGATCCGACTTGCGCAAGAACACCCTTAAAGGTCGTGATTGGGAGATTCCATGGAATCATGACAGGCGATACGCTGTCGCCAATAGCGAGACCCCCAGTTGCCGTCGAAGCCGGGACGGGGTAGAAGGTGATGCGCGGTGGTGACCAGCCTGGGCTCGTAATGGAAGGCTGGCCAATGTACATGGGCACGCCCGATTCGCCTGTCCCGGCACCGGGAAGCGCGCGATACGCCGAACCCGCGACCCGCAGCTGCACGCCGACGCGGTAATTGAGGTAGTTGACGTCGGAAGGGTCGTCGGGATTCGGGCACACGATCGGGATAAAGACGGGCAAATCCTTGGTGCTGAGCGCACACCGGATCAGCGAAAGGTTGTAGTTTGCGGCGTTACTCTTCAGAACCTCGACGTTGCGCGCGTCACTGAAAATGGCAGCACACGAGTACTCTGACGCGTTCGTTCCGTAGGGCGGCATACACACGATGTTTGCGTTGTAGTACAGATTTCCAACCAACGACCCGTTCCTGTCACGCTTCGCATTTCCACCCGTCGCGTTTTGAAACCCAGTGGTGGTGCTGATGCCATCCACGAAGTTGCGGTTGGCCATATTACTTGTGGATCGTTGCGTAGGTCATGCGCGTAACGACCTCGTCCGCGTTGCAGCCCAGCTCGCTTTCAAGCGATTTGATGTGGTGAATGTACTCCTGAAGCGACTTGTCGCGGCACATGAGCCTGGCCGCAACGTGGCGGCCACACGTGTCCTCACAGTCGCCCTGGAACTTGTGCGTGTTATGCTCGATCTCACACCCAGACTCCTTTGCGGCGCGCAAGACCTCGCTTAAAAGTGGCGCTAGTTCGTGAAGCGACGTCAGTTTACGCTCACTGACCCACCTGCGATCCCCGTCGATGGGCGTGCCAAACGAATCGAAGACCTCGATTTTCTGTCTCTCGCCGGGGTGCGACAGCACCACCAGCCAGTGGCCGTGGGTCATGCTTTCCGTGAGGAAGAGCAGCACCGTGTAGCCTCCTGGCCCAAAAAGCGTGTCGGGCGTTTCGGACTTTAGCTTCGGGTAGATGATAATTTTCACGTCAGGGTTTTTTAAGCAGTCCTTTAAGTCGTCATCCGACAGGGAGTACTCCATCAGCTTATTCCAGTCGGGAGTCGGCATTTTCTACGGAAGTGGGGTAACGTCCGATCCGTAGATAAGCCCTGATAGATTCGTAACCGGGTCGTTTGGCCCTCCATTAGCAAAAGAGATTGAACTGTTGTAATAGGGAGGACTGCCGGGTATGACAGAGGATTGTCTGAATTGGTACACCTGAATACCGAGCCTAATACACGGCGCAGATGTTCCTGTGTTGTTGATGGGAGCGCTAACACACTCGAGTGGTCCCGAAAACGAAATGGAGGCGGACGTACCCAAAACATTTGTAGCGCCATAGTTCCAAAACTGAGTAGAGCTCGAACGAGCGGCTGTTGACGTCCCGGGAAAGTACCCAATAATCAGACTCGGGATTGCGAGAAGCCCCGCACCTGAGTTTGCTGGACTCAGAAGAGCGTTGAGTGAAAGGTCCCATGAGCCGTAGTAAGTGCGCCCTGTGACGCAGCTCGCTGGTGCTGGAAAGTATACCATGAGAGGGGTAAAAAGATACCCGGTCTGGCTGTTCGGCGCGGGATTAGTGCAGCTGAGATAGGAAGACCCCGAAAAATAAGTGGGGGCAGTCGACGGTGATGCGGAGGCTGCTGTCATGCTGACGTCGTAAAAGGGAACTGGGTTTGCACTTGCACTCGTCGACGACAGTGTGATCGTATTACTCAGAGCAGAGATGGAGAGCCCCGACCCCGCAACGAGGGAAACATTTCCAGACGAAGAAGTTCCACCCGCCGTCAGCCCGGTAACGCCGCTGTTCGTAAGCGTGACCGCCCCCGTTGCGCCCGAAACCCCAATGCCCGACCCGGCAACGACCGATGTGACTCCCGTGTTCGAAAGCGTGACTGCCCCTGTTGCACTCGAGACCCCGATGCCCGTGCCCGCGACGGCTGACGTGACGCCCGTGTTCGAAAGCGTGACTGCCCCCGTTGCACTCGAAACCCCGATACCCGTGCCCGCGACGGCTGACGTGACGCCCGCGTTCGTAATCGTCATGTCCTTATTGACGTCGGATGAAAGGGTGATCCCC